ATATGGCTACAGCAACAAAAATAGCTCCAGCTAATAAGGGTAGTATTGGTCACGGAACTGGTGGCACCTCTGAAAGATACTTTGGTGGAGTGCAGTACGTAGAATTTAAGAATGAAACTACGAACTTCTCAACTAGTCAGTACGTTTTTCCAGTTTATGACCCAGCAACAAAAGAAACTAACTATTACATAACAGAGAAAAGTTTTAATGGTAGAAATGAATATATTGCACCAGATGCAACATATACACAAAGTGATGCTGCAGAAAATATTCCTTCAGTAAATCCAGATAATTTAATAGGAACTAGAACTGCAAGTGGAGAATGGGAGGCAAATGATAATTATGAAGGAAACTTTAGCAATACCATTAAAGCTGGATTTGCAAATAGCGAATCTACTCAAAATTCCCTAGAGTATTCTGCTACCGAAACTGTAAGAAGCGGTCTGCAACAACAAAATGAGGGAAAATTAGTCACCCCAACACAACTACAAGAGGCTCTAGGTATAGACGAACCCCAAGCAAGTGCCTTGATAGGATCACGCACAGAAGAAGCAGCAGCAGAAAATGGTGGAACTGCTCCAACAACCGAAACTCCAGAACAACCTGAGATAACTGGTCCTATTGGTGAATTAACAATCGGAGATGTGCAGGACGCTGGATTTAAATCTAAAACTGGAAAATCTGATTTAATTTATCCAGAAAGATCTAAACCAACAAATACAGATTATGTTAAATTTACTGCCTTAGAATATGCACCAGCAAGTACTTCTAGTCAGGGATTTTCATTCAATTATAGTGAAAATACTCCAATTGGAGGAGTATCAGTATACTTACCAATACAAGGAACTATTGCAGATTCAAATGGTGTTGGATGGAACGAAGAAACTATTAATGCAGCACAAATAGCAGGTGCAGCAATTGCCGTCAAGACATTAAGTGGTGGAATAAACGCAGGACTTTCCGAAGTTAACAATCAATTGAGTAAAGCTGCGGGTAATTCTGAGGCAGTAAAAAACGCTATCAAAGCGGCAACTGCTGAAGCTGCTGTTGGTGCGAATATTTTGCCAAGAGTTTCAAGAGCAATATTCAACCCAAATACGGAACTTCTATTCCAAGGACCACAGTTAAGATCATTTAGCTTTACATTTAAATTAACACCAAGAAGTAAAGATGAAGCAGCAATAGTCAAAGATATTATAAAATTCTTTAAAAAGAATATGGCAGCTAAGACTACCAATGAAGAGTTGTTTTTAAAAGCACCTAATGTGTTTAAAGTGCAATACTTGAGAAAAGATGCAACTCATGATGGTATAAATTTAATAAAGGACTGTGCATTACAATCCTTTAATGTGGATTACACTCCTGACGGAAGTTACATGTCATATGAGGATGGTTCTATGTTCTCATATAGTTTACAATTGACATTCATGGAGTTACTGCCAATCTACTCCAAAGATTATGATAGTGGTGAAGGTTCTACGCACAGTATAGGATACTAATTCAATGGCAAATTACTTTTCTAACGTACCATTTATTGCTTATGTCTCCAGAGACATTGAGCAAAATTCTATTAGTGATTATACAGTAACAAAGAACCTCTTCAAAAGAGCAAAGATAAGAGAGGACATATTCCAAAGCTTGAGTTATTTCACGAAATACTCAATTAAGGGTGATGAAAGACCAGATCAAGTTGCAAAATCTGTATATAATGACTCTTCTTTAGATTGGGTTGTCTTGTTATCTAATAACATACAGAATGTATATGAAGAATGGCCAAAAACTCAAGTTGCTTTTGATAAACATTTACTGCAAAAGTATGGAACTTACGAAAATCTTTACAGCGGTGTTCATCATTATGAGACTATAAAAACATACACAACAGATGGATTTGTAATTGTTCAAGATGGAATAGAAGTAAATGAAGGATTTTATAATGCACCAGAGTATCAAGTAGAACTGGATAAAGGTCTCCTTCTTCCATCAGAAGTTCCTGGTCTTTATGCAGCAGGAACTTCGGAAGTAGACGTTGTAAAAGGAGAGGTAACAAAATTAGCAATCACGGCACCAGGAGCAGGTTATACATCGGTTGCAGAGGTAACTATTGAAGATCCTCCAACACCAAGGAAGGGTGTTCTATCCGTAGCATTAAACTTCCCACCAGATGATAGAGAAGTTGGTGCTGTTACTATTGTAGATGCTGGAACTGGATATACATTCCAACCAATCGTTACTTTTAGTGATCCACCACCAACCATCCCACCAACACTGGAAGCAGTTATTGGCATTGGTGGAAGTATTGAAAGTGTAACTATCGTAGATCCAGGTGATGGTTATACATTTACCCCAACAATTACATTCCCACCACCACCAAACATTATTGAGAGTGCTGCCTTTGTTGGCGATTCAAACTTTACTGTTGGTAGTGGATTTGAGGGTTGGTATTTGGATCCTCAAGGTAATAGAATTTATACTTGCCACGGTGCAAATACATACACACTTGGAACTATCGAATATTATGAGTTATCTTCAACACATAATATGTCAACAGGAAATTATGTGACGACACTAAACTTGAATTTTGGTGGTGTCAACTTCCAATATGCTACTGGTATTGAATTTAAACCAGACGGAACAAGAATGTATGTAAGTGGTCTTACAAATTCTGGTAATAAAGTAGCACAATATGATCTAGGAACTGCTTGGGATATTACAACTGCAACTTTAGCAGGATCGGTAAGTATGCCATCAATGGCAGGTATGAGAATTCAAGATACTGGAGAACATCTGTTTATTCTTGATACTAATGATCCAGATACGCTCAAGAAGTATCAAATGACTGTTAACTGGGATATTACCACAATGTATCCCCTACCAGTTCAAACTGCAAATATTGCAGTAATCTGTCAACCAACAGAATCATCTATCCGTGGATTCTCATTTAAAGATGACGGAACAAAGATGTACATTACAGGAACAGACAATAACTCTCTGTTTGTAATTACATTGGGAACAGCATGGGATCTTAGCGCATTGACACTACTTGGTGCTTTGAATGTTCAAACTGCTAGTGGAGACTCTGTACCACTTGATACCTTCACAAACTTCTATGAGACACTATTCTTCATTGGTGGAAGCAATAATAGAAAGATCTACACCTATGATACTGACATCACTGCAACTGCTACCGCAACTGTTGGTATCGGAACAAGAGCAGAGACTATCGTAGACATTACTATCACAAAACCAGGAACTGGTTACACAACATCTGCTCTTCCAACAGTTGGTATTCAACCACCAATTCCACATAGAACAGCAAAAGGTTATGTGACAATTACTAATGGCGCTGTAGCTTCTGTTGTAATGCAAGACAGAGGTTATAACTATAGAACACCACCAACTGCAATTGTTGAGAACCCACTCCCACCAATAACCGCAACTGCAAATGTAAAAGTAGAGAATGGTGAAGTAAAAGAACTTCAATTAACTAATGCTGGTAGAGGTTACAACGCACCTCCAGAATTAATCTTTAGCAAACCTGGACCACTCTATACACCATCAGTAGATGAAGTATACGAAAGAAATGGACAGGAGTGGAAGTATGATGGTTACAACTGGAGAAGACGTTTAAGTTATGGGACAATATATTTTGATAATGGCAAAGATGACTTTAATGAAATTGCTGGTAAACTAGCAGCAAGACCAGTAACAAATTATGAATATGAAGATAAAATTGAAGCAAACAAGAGACAAATTTATGTCTTAAAACCAGAATACCTAGGTATTCTCTTTAATGACCTTGAAGATATCATGCCATATAAAAAGGGATCCACACAATACGTGTCGGAATCCCTTAAGCAAGCTGATAATCCTAGATTATATAATTAATTTTTAAATAGATTGTAATAACTAGCGATAACAAGGAGGGTCAAGCAGACCCTCTCATATGTCCACCTCATCGGATATATTTGTCCATCCTAAGTTTGATGTAATACATTCCGATGATCCAGAGGGAGAAGAGTAATCCTTCTCCGTAACTTAGATTCATCCAAGCATCAAGTGCCTCACCCATAATCAACTCTCAGCAAGACGCTGGAAGTAGGACATGGCATCATCTTCATCATCGCTAGAGGATGATGCGGAAGAACTCAAACTATTAAGTTGATTGCTGAGTTCTTGGGGAAGTTCAGACTCTTGACTCTCAGAGCGACCACCAAAACTAGGGGTGAATGAACCACGAGTGTTCTCTTCAAACTCAACTTCCTCATCAAGATTTTGCATACGAGGAGTCCCTTTCTTACCAAGAACATAGTCAAGGCGAGTCTGGAGTTCTTCGTAAGTCTTGAACTGATCGGTTGCAGTAAGAGCATTCAGAGAATACTGCTTCTTCCAGATTGCTTCCAGAGCGTCATCATCATCCAGCAAAGGTGCAGGAGAATCAAACTCAGACTTATCGTAGTTCCAATAACCATCAACCTTACGAATCTTCAGTTTGAAGTTCGCACCTTGCCAAAAGTCAAAGGGGTTGATAGGAGTTTCGTCCTCAAATTCGGGTTGCATTGCTGCCATGATCTTATCAAAGATCTTCTTACCAAATTTGAAGAGATAGATATTACCTTCGTTCGCAGGATTGGCGGGGTCCTTAACAACATAAATGTTGCTGTAGTAGGACAGTTTGCGCTTTTGCTTACGGACGATTTCCTTGTCCTTATCATTACCACTGTTCCAAAGAGTACGGTTGTACTCGGAGACAGGATCTTTTTGACCAATCGTAGTCAAAGAGTTTTCAATGTACCAACCACCAGGACCTTGGAATCCGTGAGAGTACATTTTGACCCAAGGAAGATCCTCACCATCAGGAGCGGGAAGGAATCGAATAACAGCATACCCATTACCAGTTTTGTCCATTTCGGGTTTCCAGAGACGATCATCTCCGCCGCTGGAAGTGCTGTTCATCTTCTCAACTTCTTTAACAAGTTTTTGGGTAAGCGAACCCAGAGAAGACTGCTTTTTGAGATTTGCAAAAGACATTAGATTACCTCAGATTAGTTTGTATTCGGCTTGTGTGTACCCTTTAGGGCACTTGCGGCGAGTACGTACCTATAATAGTGCAAGTGCCCGTGGTTGTCAAGACTCTTTTTCTTCGACCTGCTCCTTCATGTGCTCGATCAATTTTTCCATGTTACTGAAAATGATATTCATGTCCACATCGGGGGACATGCCAAGCATAGCAGCAGATCGCGTAATATTCTCTTTCATCTTCTTTGCCTCTGGATCGTCGGAGAGGGAGAGGCGAGTATAAAGGACTTTTTGCTTCTCAAGCAAATTTTTTAACAAATCAACATGATCTAACTTATCAGTTTTATCCATCTGATAAAAACTAAACATGTTTTTATACAGTTTTTCTTGGAGTTCGTTAATATGAACAATTTCTGCTCTAACCACTTCCGAATCAAAAAATGTCATAATACACACTCCTTAAGAATCTTCCGATATTTGAATATATCAATATTTAGGAAAGAATCATACTTTTTTATATTTTTAGATACTTGTTCCCAAATTGGATCATCCAATTTTTTGTCAAAATTGTTCCCGAACAGGAATATCCTATTATAGATGACTAGGGTTTCTATGGAAATTTTCCCGCTCAGGAACTTTTTCAAAATTGGTGGGTGACCAGAACTACAGTCAAAAACTTGATCTAAGGTATATTCCTCAAATAGTTCATTGGTCTCTTGTTTGAAGATATAGGTCAAAGACTCATTTCTCTTCTTCCAAGAATTATATGTACTCTCACCTTCACGAATTAGTTGCCCAATCCACATGGAATTAGCGTCAGTGGAATGAACAAAATTAGACACAAAAAAGTTAACGATCTCTTGATCGTTTTTTTGTCTACTCATCTTCTCAAACCAATACCTATCTTTTCTTTTATAAAAGGATTGTAAGGAGGCACGGGTTTTGCCACAATACTTATGATAGTCGTACTTATCCTTTGTGAAGTGATTCTTCAACCCAAGATAAGTTTTATATACGTCAAAGGGAGTCATCTTAACAAAAAGGGTTTTCACAGTTTTTCCCCGCGATAAATTTTCCGACTTTTTCTGAATTAAAAAATCAATTTCGCTCTGGAGGTCCTCTTGAGGAAGTTCAACTCCATTGCATCGTACTTGATCTTCTCCTTCAGTGGTTTTGATATGAGTTTAGGAACTGACTCCAGATCAATACTATTACTCTCACAGAAGAATATAATAGCATCAATATAATTCATTTCATCATTATCCCTAACCAAAACCTCAATCTCTTGGGCAAACTTAGTGGGACAAAAGAATTTTTTTTCTAATACCTTTTCAAATTCGTCTTCGGTTTTACTGGGCATAGGTCTCCAGTTTGTAGTTAAGAAACTCTCTAATGTACTCGTGTAAAAGCCTGATGTATTTTGCTTTGTCGTACTCTTCATAAACAACACACTCTCCATTCTCACATGCCATTATGATGACAAGTTTTTTTACTGATAATCCCGTGAGTTCGTACAGCATACAACCATATGCCATACACTGAACAAAATAATGCTCAATCCACTCCCGTGGTTTTGGTTTCTTAGAAGTTTTGAAATCAATAATTGCTAACTCGCCATTAAACTCAGCAATACAGTCCACAGTGCCCGCTACTCCAAGCACTTTACTATAAAGAGAACTTTCTAGTGCGTGAATATTATTTATCTTATTTATTTCTGCCTTGGCAATTTTAAATAAGAATTCTGACAATGGTTGAACTGAGGGAAGTGGAAGGTTCTTCAGATGATGCTCTGAAAGAGTGTGCATATCTGTACCACGACTCGTTGCTTGTCGGGTAATCCTGTCCGCCTTCTCCTCACCAACTTTTTTGCGCCAGTCCGCAAAGAACTGGCGATTTTTATGACTAGTTACCGATGTAATGGAGACCAGTTTGAGAAGATCTCCATCATCAGGAACCTCATAATAACGAACACCATCTATGTTCTTCCTGTTTAATTTAGGAAGATCCAAATCAACATGAGTAAACATTAAAATCCTAATTCGTGTTTTGCAAGTAGATATTCCTTACAGAGACCCGAACGAACAATATCATCAAGACCAAACTCAATAATATCAAACGATGGCATTACTCTAAGAATTTTCATAAAGTCGATGATACCATTTCTCTCATTGGTTTTTTGCAAGTCAGACTGAGTTGCATCACCACAGAAACAAATCTTGGTATTCTCACCAGACCTTGTAATTATACTATCAAGTTCATGAAAGTTCAAGTTTTGGAATTCATCTACGATAATAATTGCCTTATCTAAAGTTGTTCCTCTAAGGAAAGATGTTGACCAGAAACTAATTGTTCCTTGAGTCTTCAGATTCCCATACAACATCTCAAAGTCAGCATCAGTTGCCATTTGGAACATGTATTTTACCATGTTCTTGTATGGGATCTGATAGATATCTGCCTTGTCTTCGTGGGTTCCAGGAAGGAATCCAATTTCTCTAGTAGCAACAAGGGATCTTACAATGTAAATTTTTTCATAAGGGGAGTGTTCATCAAGAACATCTCTAAGTGCATTGTAAAGTGTGATAAAAGTTTTACCAGTTCCTGATGCTCCATATGCAACAAGATTCTTATCATCGTCAAACGAACTAAAGAGGTTTGCTTGATTGTCTGTAAGCGGCTCAATATCAAGTAAAAATTCGGAGTTGATTGGTTTCTTCCTCTTCATTTGCTTTGCCGTCATACCGACACCGATTGGTTGCAAATCGGACCTTCTCTTTCTTGCCATAGGGTTTATGTTTAGGTAAGGTTTGTATCATTTAAAACGTGGTGCCACAAATATTTTGCGGCACCAATAGCAGTCCCTCCGTCATGTGCTGTCGGATCAATGTAAAAATTAATTTGAGGGAATGCTTTGGCATACTCATAATTATTGACACAGTTTAAAAAATATCCACCAGAGAGCACTACATTTTTCGTCTCAACTTTGTCCAACAGCGATTGTATAAGACGAATGGTGTGCTTTCTAGTTTCATCCTGTGCCTTTTTAGATAAGTTTGCTACAACGTCAAAGTTTAGTTCACATTGGCGATACCTTTGAGGATCTAACTCTGGATCATTATAGCAGTGCCTATAACTATTTAATATAGTTTGATTATCTGTTACCCAAGTATCAGTTCCCTCATCATACACGAACCACTCAGAAGAATCAACTTTAGTTGAATCACCATAAGGAGATATGCCCATCAGTTTACCAGCACTGGACACTCCAGTGATGTGGATAAGACTATTAAAAATCCAACCACAACTTGCTGTTGTAGATAGTACATGCTTGTCATCAACCAAGATTGGCTTTGACTTCATTTTAAAACAAGCATCTCCAGGAGTATATACCTTTTTAATCGTGTCAATTGTATTACCATCAAAGTAATACATCGATTCAGATTCTCTTAGAGTAACGTAATCATTGAAGCATACACCACCACCATCCAGGACAAGAGCAGCAGCGTTATTAAATCCAGAAGAATAAAATCCACTACAAGCATGATACAAGTGATGTTCCCAATGATAATGAGAGTCACCAAATGTTATACCATACATTGATAAATTCTTTTTAACATCCCAAATGACATCACAGTCTGGATACTCATAGTCATAATGAACATTATCTTTACCATAAGAAGCAAAGATAACATGATCAACGTGGGATGTATATTTTAAGATGTCCATGAGACATCTCATCATACTACCTCTAGTCCATTCCTCTTCTTTATGACCATTATAACGATCATCTTCCATGTAATATAACATCTCACCATCTTCTAAAAGAGCGATAGAAGGGTGGTGAGAGATATTAACACCAAGAACAAACATAATCAGAGTTTTTTGACTGTAGATCCAGGTGCTTTAGATGCTTTATCAAGAACTTCATTCCATTCTGGACGTTGTTTGATCAGTCTAGTTTGCCAATCGCTAACTTCGACTCCAAGACCAGGAGAATTCTCAGGAGTAAAATATCTTTCCCATTCTGGGTTATCAATTTTCCACTGGTCCCAATCGTGAATGCTCATCTTCACTTCTTTGGTTTCACCAGTCTCCTTATGCCTAACGGGATATGTTGCCATTACTTCCACTCCAATGCTTCTGAGATGATAGGGAACTGCTCAATGAAGATGGCACGAATGTCTTCAGCGAGTTCCATGTGTTCCTTCTGTGTGCCATTTGCAGTACGCAAATCAAGGTAATGTGCCCATGAACGAACATTACCACTCATGTAAAGTCTGGTTTGCGTTGCCTGCGGGAGAACAAAACGAGCACATTCCTTTGCCACACCCTTATCAAGCAGTTCATTATAAACTTCAAGACTTTGCTTGAAATGATTCTCAATCATCGCCTCCATGTATGCTTTGTCCCGTGGATTGATATCATCAATAGAGTTCTGACGATTTTTAGTATCCTGGCGGCGCAGATCAGGAATAGGAATTTCAAACTGAAGTTCCTTGCTATCAGCATAGCGTTGTGAAAACTGTTGATATGTGAACGAACGGTGCCGAAGCACTTGAGTTGCCACCGCAAGAGAAGTATTCAATTCCACCGTCATGAATGCGTGCTCAAAGATGCTCCAGTGACGATGCTTAATGCAATACTTTAGAAGTCCAGCAAAACTATCGTTGTCCTGGTTCTTTGGGTTTGAAACACGGGCACAGTATGCAATCTGCTTCTCCGCATCAGGGGTTACACTGACAAGTTTCGCGCTCATTTAATTCTCCAAATAATCTTTAAAAATTTCTAGTGCATCATTCCAGTGAATGAACTTTCCTCTATGGTCTGCTGGAACAAAACATAAAGTCCACCTCCCATGAGGAGTTGGATTATTGGTGCCGTGGAGAATACCAACATTCACAAGACTCGGACGATTAGTATTTGCCTGGAACAAAAGTTCACAGTCCTCCTCATCTGCCCAAAGATTGTCATGCTTCTCTCCAGTCAGGTCGCCATAACCATCTATCTGCTTTCGGTTAACCTTATCAGACTTCCACCATTGTATCATACCTTCTTCTGGTCCCCAAGTGATGTTTATCTTGGTATGCATGGTGTACATGCCATGATCAGTATGAATAGGAATCTTAGAATGTGGTGGTGTATAAAAAACTTCTTTTAAATATAACGTTAATCCAAGATCATTAAACCATTCTTCTACTGGATAAAATGGATAGTCATTAATATAAAAATGTTTTATCTCCTTTGGTTCATACTTGAATTGCTCTAGAGGAGACAATTTAAATGGGAGATTTAAATACCTATGATACCAATTAGTCGCAGTAACCATCGTCGTCATCAAAAACTTCGTCGTAATCAGTTATACCCACAGAAGATTCTTCTGGGTACATGTAACTGTCAGTGTCAGAAAAGATTTCAGATTCAAGTTCATCGACCAAGACCTTTAAACTTCTAATCAATACTTTTAATTTATCTCTATCCATATTGATCTCAAACACTAACTAATTATAATACAAAAAAAGGGGGTTATCAACCCCCCATGGTTCTTACCAGTAACCGTCTGATAGTATTCTCCTGCAAATACGTTTACATGTTGGTTGATCGTCCTTGCATTCTATAAGACATTCATAATAATCATTGATTAAATCTAATTCAGATTCCATTTGATCAACTGTCTCTTCAAAATGTCGCCATTCGTCTAGTTGATTGTATGAGATCAGATTGTGCATGACATTACTCCATAATGGGACGTTCATAATAAAGAATTCTTTTCTTACATGGTTTTCTCCTGTTCATGTCATTATTATATGTGATCCCAAAGAGAATGTAAATCCGTATTTCTACCTACAAAAAGAGGGGGTATTCCCCCCCTCATTAGTTGACTTTCCAGTTTTGCTTGCCTCGTGATTTTAAATTAACCATTTTAGCGTAACAGACACCACGATAACATAAAAATCCGAAGACTTTCTCTGGATCGTGTTTCTCTGG